GGTGTTTTTCTCTCCCCGCATCACCGCAGGTCGGGGCCTGCGACCGTGTAGCATCACGCCATGACCCAGACGGCCCACGCCTCGCCCGCGGTCGGACTCGATACATCAGGTCCGGCCGACCCGTGCGCGGTGTGCCCGGCCCGGTCGATCGCCGAGGACTCGAGCTTCGGCTACTGCGAGGGTTGCCCGTCCAGGCTGCGCCGCTGCCCGTCATGCGAGCAGTACCGGCCGCAGACCGACTGGGGGTACGGGGCCGCCGGGATGGTGTTCGCGCTGATCCGGTGGGTATGTGCGGGATGTCGTGTCCGTGTCGTGGACGCGGTCTCCGAGCATCCCCGGTTCGTGGTGCACCTCGGCTTGGCGCCGAGCACCAAGATCGCCGGCCGGCTGGCGCGGGAGCTGGAGCGGGCCGCGGACCGCGACCACCACCACCCGGCCGCTGAGGTCCTGCGCCGCATCGGCGGCAAGATGAGCGCCCGCGGCGACGCGGACGTGGACGTGTCCGACGTTGGCCTGGTGGACCGCCGCGCGGTGCAGACGGTCCTGGAGCGGTTGCCGGGCGACGTGCCGCATGCGGTCAGCGCGGCATGCTATGCGCTGGTTCGGGCGTGGGGGAACTTCGTGGATGCCAGCGCCGCACCTCCACCGGCTCGGGTGCCGGCGCCGACGGTCGCGGAGCGGGTGGCTGCGCTCGGTATCGAGCGGCCAACCTAGGCGGCCGGCTCCTCCTCTGGTGCTGGCGGCACCGGCGCCACCGTCTCGCGCTCGACCATCCCCACGGATGGCCACCCGCACAGCGCCGCGGCGTCGTCGGGCTCGACCCCGGCGTCGACGAGGGTCTTGAACGCGCTGGCCTTGCTGGTGCGCTCGCGGTCGTCGCTCTGGCGGTCGGGTGGCTCGGGCGAGTCGTGGTCAAGCTCCAGGTTGGTGGTGGTGGCGCCGAACATGGGCAGCAGCTTGCTGTTGACAGCGCCCTTGATCCTGTGAAGGCGGGGCCGCACCATCCACTTCCCGAACGACGTGGCGCCCGCTTCGGCGTTGGCCTTGTTCACGTCCTCGGACAGGCCGAGCATGTGGCCGTGGATGCCGAACGCCTCGCGGATCACCTCGCGGGAGACCTTCCGCAGCTCCACGAACTGCATGTCGCGCTGACTGATCGACCGGTCGACCCACTTCATCTTCTCCAGGATGGCGACCCGGTGGGCGCCGCTCACGCCCTGGTGCTGCTCGCGCCACCGCGCGGTGAACTCGTTGAACTCGTCGTCGGTGAGCTTCTCCGGGGCCTCGATGATGCCGCCGGGCTCGGCGCTGTTGAGGAAGAAGTTGCGGTTCCACTCCGCGCTGTAGCGGGCGGCGTCGAGGTCGACGAGGATCGCCTGGACGGGGCCGAGGCCGCGGTAGGGGTCGAGCGGGTTCGGGAGCTTGATCTGGACGACCTCGTCCAGGCCGAGGGGAACCTGCTCGCCGTCGGGCCCGCGGTAGACGTACCCGGATAGGTACTGGGTCGGGTGTGGCACTGGCGTCATGCGGTCGGGCCGGACCGTCCACAGCTCCAGGGGGATGTCGGCCAGGGGCAAGCGCGCGATCACCCACCAGCCTTCGCCGGTGAGGTCGAGGTGCTGCTGGGTCGCCTCGACGAACTCCTGGCGGGTCTGCCACGGGTTGGGCTTGTTCCACAGGTCGAGCACCGCGTGGCGGGTGACCTCGGTGCGGGTCTCCTGGCCTTCGTAGCGGCGCCGGCCGTCCATCGTCTTCCTGTAGAGCCTCCAGTCGACCTGACTGGTGCTCTCGCTGAGGCGGTGGACGATGGCGAACAGGGTCCCGACGGCGCCGTAGGCGCGCATCTGCACTTCGCTGGTGTTGGGGTGGAACCACGGCATCCGGAGCGTCCGGCTGGCCATGGGCACGGGCGCCCGATTGCGCAGCAGCTTCAGCGTCGACTTCACTCGCCCACCCTCCACTCGAGAACGAACAGGGCGACCCCGGCGGCGACCAGGCCGAGCGGGACCGCGACCATCAGGGCGGCGGCGGTGAAGCACCCCAGGCCGGCGACGGCGAGGCCGTGCTCGACCACGGCGGCCAGCAGCCGCCCGCGGGTGCGGGTGCCTACCCGCTGGGCCCGGGCCTGGGCGCTGGCCTGCCGGGCGGCGCGCCACCCGGTCGCCAGGAACTCCATCGTGCTCATGGCCTCACCTTCCTAATAGCGGAGGATACGCAGCCCCTGCTTCGTCGGTTGCGGCATGGTCTGGGCGACGTACGCAGCGCCGGCGGCGGCATAGGCGGCGTCGCAGTGGCCGGCGCCGCGGCGGGTGAACCGCCAGCCGTCCCCGGTGTGCAGGCGGCTCGCCCCGGCAATGTGGGCATCCAGGAGCGGGTCGCCGGGGTGCACAACTCGCCTGGCGATGGCGAGGTCGGCGAGTCCCTGGCATGCCTCGCCGACCTTCCCGCCGGTGAGCTCCAGGCTCCCGGGCCGCGCCCGCAGGACCGGGGCGAGCGCGGCCGCGGGGCCGCCGGGATACCAAGCGAGCTGGACGGGCTTGAGCTGGTCGAGGACGCCCGGGAGCTGGAACCGGGCCTCGTCGGTCGACCGCCACGCCGCGATCACCTGCACCCGGACACGTCCGTCGCCGGTCACCGCCGCGGCCGCGAGGGTGACGTGGGCGCCATCGGGCGCCACGTCGATGCACGCGGCCAGCCGGTCCTTGGCGACCTGGAGGGACCCCTGCGCATCCACACACGCCCGCCAGGCGCTGATGTCGACGGCGGCGTCCAGGGCGGCGACCCGCTGGCACAAGACCTCGGTGCGGAACACGTCGGGCGGGTCGGTGCCCAGCGCCGACCGGATGGCCTGGGAGCTGATGACGTGGCCGAGGCCCGGGTTCGCCTGCGCCCACGCGCGGGGGTCGTCCAGCTCGCAGCCGTCCGGGGCCGACCACTCGAAGATGCCGAGGCTCGGGTCGCGGCCGGCCAGGGCCGCGTCGCGGAGCTGGTTCAGCACGACGCTCTCGTCGTCGCCGGCGTTGGACATCGCCCAGAGCTGTGCGTCCGGCCGCGCCATCGTGGTCTTGCTGATCGCCGACCACGCCGCCCAGTCGGTCTGGGTGCGCAGTTCGTCGATGGTGACCTCGTCGATCGAGTAGCCGCGGCCGGCGCGGCGGTTGGCCGCCTTGATCAGGTAGCGGGCGCCGTTGCGGAGCCAGAACCGCTCATCACCGTTGACGTTGCGCACGCCTCCCCATTCGGCCTCCAGGTCGGGGCAGCCGTGGATCGTCTCTTGGCAGATCGACCACTGCTCACGCGCGAGCGCGACATCCTGGGCGACGCCGAGCAGGGTCCGCGCGCCGTCCATATAGAGGCGCCAGAGGCTGACGACCCGCTTGATGGAGGACTTCCCGTTCTGCCTGCCGACCAGGACCAGGATGGTGCGGAACCGGTAGGTGCCATCCGGGTTCAGTTCCAGGGCGTGCTTGACCAGCCATTGTTGCCAGGGGAGGAGCGGCTCCCCGATCGTCTCGGCGAAGGAGACGACCTCATAGCCGCGGCTGGTGCGGCGGTTCAGCGGCCGCAGCGGCGGCGTGAACAGGCGCGGGGTGCTACGCCCGACGAGCGGCGCGGAGCGCCTGGAGGCGACCTTCGCCGGCACGGTCACCGCCTCCCGTGCCCTTGCGGCGGGCCCGGGCCGCCGGAGTCGCCTGCAGGGCCTGCAGGGCGGCCAGGAGCTTGGGGCCGAGCTTCTCCAGGGCGTCGCCGTCGGCGTCGGTGTCGATCGCGGCGGCGTAGGCCTGCGCGAGCTTCACGAGCGCGTCGTCCTGCTCCTGGAGTGTCAGCGCGCTGACGGCCGCCTTGACGGCCGGGAGGAGCAGCTTGTCGGCATCCCGCGGCACCCGCCACCTCCGTGATAACGATTATCGTTTAGAGTATCCTGCCGGCAACCCCGAGAGGACGGTGGCATGCGGAACCTGCGGCTGGCCCGCCCGGTCGCCCGGCTGCGGCAGGGCCGAACCGACTGGTATCGCATCCAAGCCAAGGCAGACGGCACCGCCGAGGTCACGATCTACGAAGAGCTGGGGTACTTCGGTGTCACCGCCGCCGACTTCCTCGCCGAGGTGAAGGCTCTGGACGTGTCCCGCATCGATGTGCGGATCAACTCGCCTGGCGGCGACCTCTTCGACGGCGTCGCGATCTTCAACGGCCTCCGTGACCATCCCGCCGAGGTCACCACTTACGTCGACGGGCTGGCCGCCTCGGCCGCGTCGGTCATCATGCAGGCCGGCGACCGCCGCGTCGTCGCCAAGGCGTCGCAGGTGATGATCCACGACGGCCACGGCCTCGTCGTCGGCAACGCCGCGGACATGCGGGAGATGGCCGACCTGCTCGACAAGACCAGCGACATGCTCGCCGGGGTATACGCCGACCGGGCCGGCGGGAACGCGGACGGCTGGCGCGACGCGATGCGCGCCGAGACGTGGTACGACGCCGACGAGGCCGTCGAGGCGGGCCTGGCGACCGAGGTCGCCGGCGCCAAGGGTCAGGACCCTGAGAACTCATGGGACCTGTCGGTCTTCACCTTCGCCGGCCGTGAGCAGGCACCAGCGCCGCCGATCGCGGCGAGCGCGTTCACCTTCGACCCGGAGTGGTTCCGGGCATCTCTGCGGGAGGTCCGTAGTGGCACCTAAGCTCGTGATCCCTTCGACCCCCGACGAGCTGGAGGCGATGCTCGGCGACCCCCAGCGCATGCAGGGCGTGTTCGGCGACAAGGAGCTGTTCGGCCAGTTCATCCGCGCCTACGCCCGCAACGTGCTCGACAAGGACTCCTCCGTCGCCGACCAGGTCCGCGACGAGACGCAGCGGGTGCTGGCGCAGTGGCTGAAGGACAACCAGGCCGACGGCATCAAGCGGGTCAACCTCGACCCCGCCCAGCCGGTCGCCGGCAAGAGCGCCAAGGCGCAGGGCCTCTACAACCCCAAGGCGATGGGCGCAGCCATCGACAAGGAGTTCGCCAACTCGGGCGAGTACTTCTCGGCGATCTGGCACTACCGCCAGCGCGACCCGGAGATGGAGGCGAAGGTCAAGCGCATCCGCGCCGCCTTCTCCTCCACGGTCCCCTCTGAGGGCGGGTTCCTCATCCCGGAGACGCTCCGGTCGGAGCTGCTGCGGGTGTCGCTGGAGACCTCGATCGTCCGCCCCCGGGCCCGGGTCATCCCGATGGAGACCCTGCGGGTGCCGTTCCCCGCGATCGACTCCACCAGCAACGTCTCCTCGGTGTTCGGCGGGATCGTCGGCTACTGGACGGAGGAGGCCGCCGCGCTAACCGCGAGCCAGGCGGCGTTCGGGCGGGTCGTGCTGGACGCCAAGAAGCTGACCGCCTACACCGAGGTCCCCAACGAGCTGATCGCCGACTCGCTCATCTCGTTCCAGGCGTTCCTCGACGAGATCTTCCCGGAGGCGCTCGGCTTCTACGAGGACTACGCGTTCATCAACGGCAGCGGCGTCGGTGAGCCGCTGGGGTTCCTGAACGGCTCGGGCCTCATCACCGTGACCGAGAACACCGCCAACCTCGTCAAGTTCGAGGACGTCGTCGCGATGTACGCGCGGATGCTCCCCTCGAGCCTGGGCCGCGCGGTGTGGGTCGCCTCCATCGACACCTTCCCGCAGCTCGCCGCGATGGTCGTCCCCGGCGGCGCCGCACCCAACGCGGTGTGGCTGTCCAACGGCCAGGTGATCGAGGGGCCGCCCATGTCGATCCTCGGCCGCCCGGTGATCTTCACCGAGAAGGTCCCCAAGCTCGGCACCACCGGCGCGCTGTCGTTCGTCGACTTCGGCTTCTACCTGCTCGGCGACCGCCAGGTCATGTCCGCCATGTCCTCGCCGCACTTCAAGTTCCAGAACGACGTGACCGCCTACCGGATCGTGGAGCGGGTCGACGGCCGCCCGTGGCTCCAGTCGGCGATCACCCCCAAGAACAGCTCCGCGACCCTGTCCGCCTACGTCACCCTGCTGTCCGCCTGATCCAACCCGCCCAGCGCGGCTCAATTGGAGGCAGTAACGCCCCTCCAGGGAAGGAAGCATCCACATGGGACTCCGAGGACTCGGTCGGGCGTTCGACCTCGGGTCGGTGGTCGTGCCGGTGGCGGACCTCGCCGCCGGCGCGCAGACCGGCCATCGCGTCCACCTGCGCAACTACGACGGCGTCGCGTTCGTGCTGTACATGGGCGCCGTCTCCGCCGGGACCGACACCTTCGTCCCGGATGTGCAGCAGCACACCGCCGCGACCGGCGGCACCTCAGCCGACCTCGACGTGGTGACCACCTGGTACCACAAGAGCGAGGCCACCCTGGACGGCGACGAGACCTGGACGAAGGTCACCCAGACCGCCGCCAGCGAGGTGTCGCTGACCGGTGCGACCTACGCCGCGCTCCAGATGATCGTGGTCATCGAGGTGCTCGCCAGCCAGCTCTCCGACGGCTACCAGTGGGTGTCGGTGGACATGGCCGACCCCGGCGTCGGCGGCACCCGCGCGGGCGGCATCCTGGCGATCCTGTTCAACCTCAACGTCCAGCGGGCGCCGGAGAACCTGGCGCAGCTCAACGCCTGATCATGCCGAAGATCACCGTGCATGGCGGCCCGAGCAATGCCGGCGAGGCGGCGCCCCCCACACCCGCCTCGCCGGCGGCAACCGAGGAAGGTGAGCAGCCATCGCCTGGGAGCAGCTCGCAAGCATCGCCAGGGAAGCCGCCGAGCTCCGACGAGCCGAGCTCGAGCGGCCGCCGGCGGCCTGCCCGCGGGACGGGACGCCGCTCGTCGAGGGGCCAGGCGGGGTCCTCCACTGCACGTTCGACGGGTACCAGTGGCCCAGAGACGGACGAAGCTGATGCCGACTGAGCCTGGAGCCGGAAACTGGGCGATGTACTCCCGGCCGTCCGGCGTGGAGAACCCGCCGCAGTACAGCCCTCGCCTGCCGGTCGACCACTTCGTCGTGAACGGCGAACCCGTCGCGATGGTCGTCCCCGTGGGCGGCGGCGCGGCCGTGCCTGCGCCTGAGGCCGGCGCCGTGGGCTGGACCTACGAGGAGATCCTCACCGACACCGACTTCCTGCACGACTGCACCGATCAGAAGCACGTCGACATGGGTGTGGACGCACCCCAGCTTGACCCCGACGGCTGGGATATCGTCTGCGGCGCGCTCCGCGAGTAGAGGGCTCGCGTGGCCACCAAGCTGTACTTCGAGGCCACCACCGCGGCACCGATCACCACGGGGCCGCACGGCGCCTGGGAGACGACCGCCGCCATGCGGCGCCGCAAGCTGCGCGTCGGCCAGCAGGCGGCCACCGAGGAGAACGTGGCGTTCTCCATTGGGGCGGATGCGAACTCCAACGCCTGCGCCTTTCAGCTCATCAGCGACCCACTGGAGGGCGCCCAGACGATCTCGGGCACCTACAACCTGGTCACCAAGGGCAACGAGGTCGCGGGCACCGACAACGTCAACAAGCGCTGGCGCGGCCTGTACGTGGTGTCGGGCGACGGTGCGACGCTGAGGGGGACGCTGGACGCGCTGGCGGCCACTGCATCGACCACCGAGCTGACCTCGGGCGGCTCGGGCACGGGTCAGTCGCACGCGGTCAACGGCGGCTTGACCTCGGTGAACGCGTTGGATGGCGACCGCATCGTGGTCGAGATTGGCTACGGCGTCGGCACCTCGGGCACCACCCCGCAAGCCGACATGATCATCGGCGGCAGCGGCACCGACCACGCGAACGCGAACAACGACGCCACGGGCACGGTCCCGTGGATGGAGTTCTCAGCCAACCTCGTGTTCGAGGTCGCCGCCGTCGCGCGAACCCCCCATTTCAACAGCCCGCACATGGGCCGCTGGTAAAGGAGCAAGCATGGCAAGGTACACCGCGCAGGTCACCTCGACGGCCGCGCTCGCCGACGACACCGCGTTCGCGTGGCTCATGGGCACCGCCAACTCCGGCGGGCTGCTGCGCCGCGTCATCCTCGGCGTGCGCCACACCACCGCCGCCACTGCGGTCACCGACTTCCAGTGCAAGGTCGGCATCAACCGGGTCACCTCCGCGGGCACCACCCCGACCGGCGGCACCGAGAACCTCCTGGCGGCCCGGTACGGCGCCGCGCGGATGGACTTCGATACCGCGTTCGCGACCCCGCCGACCCAGGGCGCCGAGGCCACCGACATCCTCACCATCCCTTTCAACAGCAAGAGCGGCGTGGACCTGCCGGCGGAGTTCCTGGAGGAGTTCGAGATCGACAAGGTGTCCACCGACGGGTTCGCGTTCGTCAACCGCTCCGGCGCGCTGCCCGCCAGCCACGTCTTCGAGCTGACGATCGAGTGGGAGGAGTAGGAAGGTAGCCCGTGGAGTGGCATCGCCGCTGGCGTGGTGTTACGCCGCGCCGTGGCCAGCGCTGGTCGCCGCCGTGGCCGTTCGTCGAGGCGCCCGCACCGCCGGAGGTTCCGGCCCGGTTCATCCGGGCACGCCGCCGCGCCGCCCTGCCCGCCAGGCGCGGCGCGTCCTGGGTGCCGCCGCCCGAAGAAGCGGCAGCGCCGCAGGCACCCGAGCGGCCAGCCGAGTTCATCCGCGCCAGGCAGCGCCGCGGCCAGACGGCCCGCCGTGGCCAGCGATTCGAGCCACCCTGGCCGACCGCGGAAGCGCCGGCGCCGCCCGAGTGGACGCCGGTCTTCCTGGCGCCATGGAGGCCGCGCCCGGCGGTCACGCGCCGCGGCGCATGGTTCGCCCCGCCGTGGTTGCCGCCGCCGTGGACGCCGGCGTTCCTGCGGAGCCGCCCACGCCGGCCGCCATCGCTGCGCAGGAGGCACCTCTGCGAGCCTCCCTGGGTCACGGCCGAGCCGCCAGCACCAGGGGAGTTCCTCCCGCCGCGGTTGGCCGCCCGCCGCCGGCCGCCAGCGCTCCCCGTCCGCCGCCCGTCGCGGTTCGATCCGCCGTGGCCATTCGTCGAGGCGCCACCCGCACCGGCGCCCAACGTCTTCAGTCAGCTCTACGACCAGCACGGCGGGGCCGTCGCCTATGACGCCGACGCGGTGCCAGGCCAGACCTCGCCAGAGCCCGTGGAAGCTGGCGCGATTGAGTATCATTCTCCGCAGATACCGGGTGGCGTCACCTGACAACTGCATATCCGCATCCCTCTGCCTCCGGGCAGCCGGCCAAGAAAGCAAGGGCACAGGATGGCGACGGTGTTCTACGCCACGCGCGAGATGGTTAAGGCCGCGCTCGACTCGGCCGAAACGGCGAGGAATGACGCGCAGGTTGACCGCGCCATCGCTTCAGGCTCGCGGACCATCGAAGGACTGCTGCATCGGAAGTTCGCACCCTGGACCGGCGTGAGGTATTTCGACTGGCCGAACCACCAGTACGCGCGCCCGTGGCGGCTGTGGCTGGACGCCGATGAGCTGATCTCGGTCATGTCCCTGGTCGCCGGTGGCGTGACGATCCCCGCCAGCGACTACTTCCTGGAGCCGGCAAACTCGGGCCCGCCGTTCACCCACGTCGAGGTTGACCTCGCGTCCGCCAGCGCGTTCTCCTCGGGTGACACCCACCAGCGCGCCATCGCGATCACCGGGACCTTCGGCCACTCCGCCGACGAAGAGCAGGTCGGCTCCCTGACCGCCGAGCTTGCGGCGAGCCTGACCGCGACCGCGACGATCACCTGGACGACCGCCCGGATCGGTGTCGGCGACATCCTCCGCATCGACTCGGAACGCGTCATCGTGACCGCCCGCACGATGATCGACTCCACCCAGAACCTCGGCAACACCCTGACCGCCTCCGCCGGCGACGTGACCGTGCAGGTGAGCAACGGGACGGCGTTCGCGGTCGAGCAGGTCCTGCTGATCGGCAGCGAGCGGATGCTCGTCGTCGACATCGCCGGGAACAACCTCACCGTCAAGCGCGCGTGGGACGGCACCGTCCTGGCCACCCACTCCTCCGGTGTCGACGTGTTCACCTTGACCGGGGTGGAGCTGGACCGGGCGCAGCTCGGCACCACCCTGGCCGCCCATTCCAACGGCGCGGCGATCTACCGCCACCTCGTCCCCGACCTGGTGCGGGACCTCGCCGTCGCAGAGGCGATCAACCAGCTCCAGCAGGAAACCAGCGGCTACGCCAGGGTGATCGGCGAGGGTGAGAACGCGCGGGAGGGCACCGGCCGCAGCCTGTCCGACCTCCGCCGCGACGCCATCGCCGCCTATGGCCGCAAGGCACGAAGCCGGGCGGTGTGACATGGCGACCCGGATCTCCGCGTATGTGACGGTGGCGGGGCCGCTGCTGGAGGGGCAGGGCCCGGCAATCCTCCAGCGGTTCTTCGACGACGCCACCAAGCTGGTCGCCGAGCACGGCCGCGACGAGCTCCGCAAGCGCGCCACCAGCAAACCCAAGCGCCCCACCGGCGCGTTCGCGCGATCGGTGGTCGTCAAGCAGTTCGGCCGCAGCCGCGCCATCAACGCCACCTACCCCGGCGTCACCTACGGCCCCTGGCTCGAGGGCACCTCCGCCCGCAACACCAGCACCCGGTTCAAGGGCTACCGGATGTTCAAACTCACCCGCGGCAGGCTCCGCAAGCAGGTCGGCGACCTCGTCCAGGGGCTGCTCGATCGCGCCGTCGCCCAGCTCGGCGGTGGCCGATGAGCCTGGGCGCGGCGGGGATCGTGGCGGCGGCGGCCTCCCACGCCAAGGCGACCGGCCACTTCGAGCGGGTCCTCACCCACGAGCCGAAGTCGGCGCCCGGCAACGGCCTCACGTGTGCGATCTGGGTGCAGTCGCTCGCTCCGGTGGCGGCGGCGTCCGGGCTGGCCGCCACCTCCGTCCGGCTGGAGCTGGCGGTGCGTGCCTACCAGAACATGCTCGCCGACCCGCAGGACGACATCGACGTGCGGCTGCTGGAGGCCACCGACACATTAATGGCGGCCTACTCCGGCGACTTCGAACTCAGTGGCGTGGTCCGCAACGTCGACCTGCTCGGCGCCCACGGCGACCCGCTCGGCATGGCCGCCGGCTACCTGGAGCAGGACAGCAAGCTGTACCGCGTCTTCGTGATCACCCTGCCGCTGATCGTGTCCGACCTCTGGAGCCAAGCGCCATGACCAAGCAGACCGGACTGGGCGACAACTGCTACGTCGACATCTACGACCTCAGCGGCGACGTCGGCGCGCTCGACTCCATCAGTGGCGGCCCGAACCCGCTGGAGGTCACCGCCATCGACAAGAGCGCCAAGGAGCGCCTGGGCGGCGTCCGCGACGGCACCGTCGAGTTCACGTCGTTCTTCGACAAGGCGGCGGGTGCTGAGCATCTGGCGTTGCGGGGCCTGCCGACCACCGACCGCATCGTCAGCTACTTCCGCGGCACGGCGCTGGGCGGCCCGGCGGCGAGCCTCGTCGCCAAGCAGCTCAACTACGACGCGACCCGCGGCGAGGACGGGTCGCTGACGTTCAAGATCAACGCGGTGGCCAACGGGTTCGGGCTGGAGTGGGGGCAGAGCCTCACCGCCGGGAAGCGCACCGACTCGGCCGCCACGAACGGGAGCGGCGTCGACTTCGCCGCCTCCAGCGCGTTCGGGCTGCAGGCCTACCTCCACGTGTTCGCGTTCACCGGGACCTCGGCCACGGTCAAGCTCCAGGAATCCTCAGACAACGCCGGCACCGACCCCTACGCCGACGTGACCGGCGGCGCGTTCACGACGGTGACGGGGGCCACCAGCGAACGGATCGCGACCTCCTCGGGCCTCACGGTCGAGCGGTGGCTCCGGGTGGTCACCACCGGGACCTTCTCCAACCTCGTGTTCGCCGTGATCGTGGCACGCAACCTGACGGCGGTGACCTTCTGAGATGGTGAACCGGATCACTCCGGCGCTCGGCGCCGAGCACATGCAGACCTACGCGCTGGCGGCGCCGCTGGCCACCCACTGGCGGCCGGCGACGTGCGAGGAGGTCGACTGCGCGAACCAGGCGGCCGGGTGGCGGACCGTCGTCGACGAGGCCACCGACCTCGGCCAGCGGCAGGCCGCCTACGTCCGCACCCAGGCCGGCCGGGCGTTCGGCGAGCACCGGGAGGGCCCGCTGACCGTGTTCACCTTCCCGGCCGGCCAGCGGTGCTTCGCCGCCCACCAGCAGCCGCTGGAGCGCGAGCCGCTGTACCTCGTCCGCGGCGGCGACTGGCGCGGCAACCCCCGCGGCGTCCCGGTCCGCCGCCACGTCCGCGCCGCCGACTGGGTGGACGACTTCGCCAACCATCAGCTTGACCTGCGGGACCGGCTGGAAAGGGGATAGGCATGGCCAAGGAAACCGGCCTCGGCTGGACGACACTCTCCGTGGACGACTCGGGCGGTGCTGTCCAAGCGATCAAGAACGACGTGGCGAACTTCGAGTTCGCCACCCCCCGCGAGGAGCAGGACGTCACCGGGGTCGACAAGTCCGCCCGGGAGCGGCTGCTGCTGCTCGCCGACTTCAGCATCGGCTTGAATGGGGTGTTCAACGACGCCGCCGGCGCCAGCCACGCGGTGTTCAAGACGGTCCCGTCGACCGCGGTGGCGCGCACCACCACCCTGGTCGTGTCCGGGCAGACCCTGGCCGGTGAGCTGCTCTACACCGACTACGCCCTGACCCGCGCCGAGAACGGCACACTCACGTGGACGGCGCCTGGCGTGCTCGCCGACGGCACCGTCCCCACGTGGTCGCCATGAGTGCGGGCGCCGACCGCTGGCGGGCACGGACGACACCGACGCGCAGGCGTCCGATCCGCCGTGCCATGTTCGCCGGCCTGGCGATGCTGGTGGTGGTCGTGGTCGTGGTGCCGCTGCTGCTGGCGCTGCTGCTGTACGCGAGCCGAGGGCTGCTCTGATGGGGTACACGCCCAAGCGGCGGGTGTTCCGGCTCCGGTTCGAGGACGAGGAGTACGACGGCCTCGTCGTCAAGGTCCGATCCACCAGCGTCGGGCGGCTGCTGGAGTTCATGGGCTTCCTGGCCATGGACACCGACGAGCTGACCCCCGCCGACGTGGAGAAGATCACCGGGCTGTTCGAGGCGTTCGCCGAGGTCCTGGTCGAGTGGAACGTGCAGGACGACGACGGCCAGCCGGTCCCCGCGACCCTCGACGGGGTCCGCACCCAGGACGCCGACTTCGTCATGGCGATCATGCGGGTGTGGTTCCAGGCGGTGACGACCGCGCCGGCCCCTTTAGCTCCGCCATCATCCGCTGGCGCGCCGTCGGTGGTGCCACCGCTGCCGATGGAGCCGTTGTCGCCGAGCCGGGCGAGCTAGTCATGGCGCGGCTCATCCTCCGCACCTGCGAGCGGTTCGGCTGCCTGCCCAGCCAACTGCTCGAGGAGGATGCCGAGCTGCTGCGGCTGCTGAGCATCGAAGCGCTCGCGATCCCGCCGGAGGGGGTGAGCGATGGCGGCCCGTGGCAATGAGGTTGAGATCGTTGTCAAGACCAAGGACCAGGCGACCGGGCCGAGCCGGCGGATCTCCCGCGAGGTCGCCGCCCACGGCGACAAGGCCGGCCGCGGGTTCGCCAGCCGGCTGCACGGTGGCATCCGCACCGGGTTCGGGCCGATCCGGGGAATGGTCCGCGGGTTCGGCTCCAGCCTGGTCCCGCTGATCGCCGGCGCGGGGCTGCTGGCCGGCGGGAAGGCCATGCGGGACCTCGGCATCCGCATCGAGGACCTGGACAAGAAGGCCCGGGTGGTATTCGAGGGCCAGCTCCCCGTGGTGCGGCGCTGGGCCGACGCGAACAAGCGCGCGTTCGGGCTGTCGCGGCGGGAGACGGTCGGCCTGGCGGCGAACATGGCCGACCTGCTGAAGCCGATGGGGTTCACCGCCCGCGAGGCGACCAGCATGTCGACCAGGGTCCTCGACCTGGCCGGGGCGCTCAGCAAGTGGTCGGGCGGGACCAAGTCCACCGCTGAGGTCTCGGAGTCGCTGACCAAGGCGCTGCTGGGGGAGCGGGAGGAGCTGAAGCAGCTCGGCATCTCCATCACCGAGGCCGATGTCAAGGCGCGGCTGGCGAAGAAGGGACAGGAGGACCTGACCGGGGCGGCGCGGGAGCAGGCCGAGGCGCTCGCCACCCAGGAGCTGATCCTGGAGAAGTCCACCGACGCGCAGAAGGCCTGGGCCGACGGCGGCAAGGCGGCCGCCGAGTCGCAGCGCAGCCTCGGCACCACCGTCGCCGAGCTGAAAGAGATGCTCGCCGCCGGGCTGCAACCCATCATCCAAAACATCGTCGCCTGGGTCGGGACCACCCTGCCGGCGGCGCTGAAGAACGCGGGGGAGTGGTGGGACCGCAACAAGGACAGCGTGAAGCTGCTGGGGCAGGTCCTCAACAGCATCTTCGTCCCGGCGGCCAAGCGTTCGGAGGACCGGATCGCGGGTCTGAACGCCAAGGGCGTGACCCTGAAGGGAACGCTGAGCCTCCTGCTCGAGGGTGTCCTGCTGATGGCGCTGGGGTGGCTCCAGGCCGAGAAGTTCCTCGCCCACCTCATCTCGGGGTTCGCGTCGTTCATCACCGCCGGCGGGCACGCCATCAACGTTGTCGATCGGCTCTCTGGTGGCACCGGCCACGCCGGCGACGCCATGGTCGCGTTCGGGGAGGACCTCAAGCGCAGCGCCCGCCAGCAGCTCCAGGAGATCCAGGGCGACGCCCGCAGGGCCCAGGCCGCGATCGATCGGATGCACGGCAAGACCATCAACATCTTCTCCCGGTTCATCACCATCGGCGCCCCGCCCGGCACGTCGCGGCACGGCATCGTCGGCCAGCACGGCGGCATCGTGCGGCGGCCGACCATGGCGCTGATCGGG